TTATTTTGTGTCTGTGTGTCGCTCATTTTTCTTAACGATTACGAAATTATCTTGCAGATATTTCAAATCCTTTACTATCTGCTTCAAGACTTTGTCTTTGTCAAAAATAAATTTCTTTTCCAGAACATCCAATCTGAACAAATCCAAAATCGTGGCCAAAGTGCCGAAATAGTCTTCGCTTTTTACGTGGAATTTAAGTTTTTGGATTCTTTCTTTTTCCATAACAAAAGGGACGGCCCTGGAGACCCAACAGAATAAAGCAAAAGCCCTATTTGTCGGCAGGAGCCGCCCCTTTCGGGTACAAATAGATAAAAGCTTTTGCTGTATTCAATTCTGTTAGGTCTCAATATTATCCTACCACAAATATTCATTTTTGCAAGTTACGGATTGTCAATTAGCGTATTTTTTAAACTCTTCCCTGCTCATCGGCTTATATGTCGCTTTAACCAAAGATACCAAGGCGGAGGCTTGTTTTTCCGCTTCGGCCGGACTTAGTTTTTCGCCGAATTCATTTTGGTATAAGGCGATAAAACCGTTTAATTGTTCTTTGGTGAATTTCATCAGGCTGAATTAAAAATTATCGACCGCTCATAGCCGTTTTTAAACGGCACAAACCCCAGCGTAAAAGCCTTGTAATCGACCATGCCGACCCATTCGGAATAAAAAGTTTTTTCGAACACCGGCGAAATCAAGGACAAAAATTTTTCCACGAATTTCATCGCGTACCAGCCGATCAGTTCGACCGATTCGGACAGGCTTTGCGATCGGAAATATTTTTTCTTACCGAACATCCGGCCGGTAAACAATTCCTTGCCCAGGTATTTGCACATATACGCCCCCAGGTTGTTGACCTGGCCGGTTTCCCGGATGTTTACCATGCCTTGCCCCCAGAGCCATTCCAAAGCGCTCATTTCGATATAAGGCAGATTACAAAGCAGATGATAATGAACCGATCCGCCATTTTCCTTTTTGCGCCCGTAAAAATCCGTGTCCTTTTGAAATTCCGGAACGGCAATATACTGAAAATCCGGATATCGGTAAGATATCCGTTTGATGAACTGATTAAAGATGTAATTCGCTTGCGCGATGTCAGTCGTGGATTTGGCAAAAGTGAGAGTCATAAATTTGTTTAAACCCGGATTTGAATTGATCAACCTGCGTAGTTCAGTTTTTGTCCGGTTTATAGAAGACTTAATTTGCTGTTCTTTTAATTTTTGTTGTTCGAATATATTTAATTGTTTTGGCTTTTTTACCTGCTCGTCCTTTGGGCTGTCATATTCGCGCCAAATATTTTTCTTGTACTTAAACACTTCCACTTGCTTGCCGGAAACCACGACCTTGAAGTCGTAGGTATAAGCCATAAACGATGATTGTTTTCGTTAGATGTGTGAATATAATCAAGTTAAGAGAAGCAATCCGCCCGCGGATTTACTTTGCCTTGAAATCCTGTTTGCAAATATTTTGGCGGCCGGTCGGGCAGACTCGTCCGCCAAAATATTTGCCCGCACGAAAGAAATTTAAAAGACAAGGAATAAGCCGAAGCGGAGGCGTTTTTGACTTCATCAGGGTAGTCCATTTTAGCGTCAGCTTTTCCTTTATCAAGGTAGTACAAGTCTCCACCTTGACTAAGGCAAGCTATCAGACGCTATGTAGGCCATATCCTGATGTGGCAACAAACGGCCTTGCCAGATCGGTTTTTAAAAAATCGGCCGTGATTTATTCTTATGGAAAAGAAAATCACTACAAACTGGACCGGTTCGGAAACAACCGAAACACTGGTTCGCAAACAGATCAAGGAGCGGTGGGGCTCGGACGAAGCCAACCGTTACGACCCGAAGATCAATTGCATGACTATCAGGCAGTGGAACAAGATCGGCTACCGGGTCAAGTCGGGCGAAAAAGCTATCAAGTCTTTCGTCGTAATCGAGAAGAAAGACAAGAACGGTGAGGTCGTGAAGAAATTTCCCAAAACGATCAACCTTTTCTTCGACGTGCAGGTCATGGCGACCGAATAAACAAATCAAGGGAGCGAGCCTTACCGGGTTCGCTCCCTTTTTTTGTATTCGCCAAGGGACTTGCGGGAAAAGGGCGGAATATCCGGAGAATCGGGAATCAGGCCGGTATTGTCGTTTGAAAAGCGGTTTTCGTATTCCCGATGATACGGGAATTCCGGATATTCGATGAAATTGACGGCTTCGTGCGTGTTGTAGCACTCGGCTTTCGCTTTGCTGAATAGAAACAATCTTCTTTTTACGGCTTTCCGGCTGACCATATCGTCTTTTAAGTCTTTAAGTTCAAAGTAAGAAATCATGAACACTTTTTTCCAGATATTGCGTATCTCGGCAAAGTGCTGTCCCAAATCCCTGATCCGCTTGTCGATGTTCGAGGTGTGCTGAACGCCCGCCCAAATATCCAGGGGAATGATCTTGCCGTCCTCGTCCTTTTTGACATCGTGCCGGTGGGCGGAAAATTTTTGTTTTGCGCTCGGAGGCATTTCCTGCCACTCGCGCGAATCGAAATAGCCTTGTGCCTCGTCGATGAATATCTGCCCGCCCTTGATGTGCAGGAGTTCGGCGATCTCCGACCAGAAAAACACTTGTCCGAATTTGTCCGTGTTCAGTTTCTTCTTTTCGATGTAGGCGTTAAAATCCAGTTTCCAATTGGCGTAAACGTCATAGCCTCGCTTTAACATCTCAAAAGCCTGGTATGTCAGAAACAAGGTTTTGCCCGCCCCAGGCTTGCCGGTTATGATAGTTATCATCCTCGGAAAAATACCGCCACTTTGATGACCAGGGTAATCAGGAAAATCGTCGCTTCAACGAAAATGGCGAGCATTAAGATTTTGAACAAAGTCAAGATCGGAAAGATCAGATCGATGTTATAGAAAGAGGGCTTGACCGTTTCAATCGCGCTTGCGACCATAGCCAGCACGTTATTTTCCGGATCGGCGTCCGGCAGAAGCGAGAAAATGGCGATCAATATTTTTTCGATAAAATTTAACATAGATTTATTCGTCGCTTTCAAACATCTTAGCGACTCTTAGGAATACATAAACGGCGAAGCCTATCCAAAGAAAGGCGATAATGTACGGCCTCATGCCCTGGGCGAACGACTTGACGGACGGATCGGAGCCTTTTAAGATCGGGACTTCCAGATCGTACTGGCCGTCATCCGACATAGCTACAAAACTGATATCCAATGCCTCGGCCGATTCCGGCGTGCCGGTCGCGGAAAAGAGGTTGTAAAAGCTGTCATAAAATCCGAAGAAATAATTGAAGATGATTTTCTGTCTTAGCTTTTCCACTAGGCGGGGAAAGAAAAATTTGTAATCGTCCGGGTTGTGCGTGAAATCCAGATCGGAAACGTAAATTCCAAACGGAAACTGCCTGACCAGTTCCGAACCGTTGAACAGTTGGACGACGTAATGCAGTGGCGAGGTGGAGGCCGTGAAATTGACGATATAATTATTCGTGTCGGCCATATTGATAAGCGTTTCGCCGTGATAATTGGCGTTAAGCAGATTGCCGTTTTCGTCGTACTGCTTGACGTTGAATGTTACGTTCGGCGAAAGCGGTGTTGGATAAATGAACTTGAAAGAAATGTCTGTATTGGCGGTACCTATCGGCAGAGTTAGAGCGTCCACAAAGGCCGGAGAATTTATTATGATGTCAAAATCGCTGTAATAGTCGTAATTGAAATACCAGTCGTCCGGATACCCCTCGATCACTTCGATTCCATGGACGCTTACCACGTCCATTAAGTTGTCGTAGTCCACGCAGTCATGAGCTTGACTGTTGATGTCGACGGCCACGACCCAATCGGAAATGCCGTTATAATAGAATTGGCCCGAAAAAGCGTTGTCAATGCAATCGACCGTATAATCCAGATTCGTGAAATCCGAACAGTCGTTCGTGAAAGCGATCCTATCCGAGCCGTCCGTAATGCATGTTCCGCTGATCGTGATCCAGGTGTCCTTGATCTTCATCTGTCCTTGCGTTGGATCGGTGATTTCGAACTGGATTTGAGGTCGTCCGGTAAACGTCCGGAAAGCTATTTCGTAATCGCTTTTGACTTCGCCCTCGGCGCTTGAATAATAGTAATATCCAGCGTTGGCGAGATAAGAAGCGTCCCATTTGCCGTTCGTATAGCGGTCGCCGTCCGTATGATCGCCCGAATATAGACGCAAATGGTAGCGGGTCGCGGGCGATACAGTAAGGGTTTCCGGAAATAAGAATTCGTACCAGACATAGCCGGTATTTAATATTTCCTGGCAGTCCGCATACGACATTTCCGCCGAAGCGATCAGAACGCTCGTGTTATTCCAATAACCCTGAAAAAGGCTTAGCGCCAGATCGTAAGTCGGCGAGGACGGACAGCCGTTTTCCACTTTCATATAGATTTCTATTCCGTCCATTGTCGTTTGCGTGGATTGGGTTTTGAATTCTTGTCCGATGTATTGCTTGTTTGTCGAACCGTTCCCGCCCCAGGCCATTTCAGCCGGTGGCGGAAAGTTCGCCTGATCGGTCGGTAGCGGAGCGCTCGTGCCATATTCCTTGGCGTAAGTGGTTTTTATGCCGAGAAAACAAAACAGGAATAAAATTGTAGCGATATATTTTTTCATTGCGTTTGAATTTAAGAAAGGAGCCGGAGCCGTGTTAGCCCCGGCCCCTTTCCGCGCCTATTTCATGAATCTGCGGGCCAGCTTCCAAACGAAACCGATTGAGAAGATGATCACGCCGACGATCACGATATTCGCGATGTTGGCGGTGATTACGCCGGTTACGTTCTCTTTCATGGTGTCAACGACCATTCCCGTGGTGGAAGACACTGACGGATCGACTGCGGCCAACGCGGAACCCCCGAAAGAGAGCAGACCGCCGACGAGAGCCAGGACAAAGGCGAGAACCGCCGTTTTCCCTTTGGACAACGCGCTTGTCATTTTGTTAATCATAAGTTTTTACCTGTTAATTTTATTGACGAATAACAGCAGTACGCCGACCACTGTCCCGATCACGATTCCCAAAGTGAGAGCCCTCTCGAACACTTGCGCGATGAGCGCGAAGTCGTCGAGATAGCATGAGTTGGCTAAGGTAATGAATTCGGAACACAT